AGTGGCTGTAGTTGTTGAGGATTGTGTAAGTGCATCTGTTGTAGGCAATGGTGTTTATGTAGGGGTAGCTGTGTTGGGAACATCATTAAGCGATTCACACAAGAGATACCTATCACAATTCTCAACTGCTATCATAGCCTTAGACCCTGATGCAATGCCCAAAACACTAGCCTTTGCAAAAGAGTTACGAGGATATGTAAATGACGTAAAAGTATTGAGACTGAAAGATGACTTGAAGTACGCAGAAGAAGAGGATATAAATAACTTATACAAACTAACCCCAAAGGAGAACCAACATGGAACTATCACTACTACGTAGCCTAATGAATAGAGACTTCTATGAAGACCATAGAGGTGCTAGGTGTCCTGATAGATTGTTTAGCAAAGATGCTAGGACTATCAAGCATACCATAGACAAAGCAATAAAGAAGTATGACAGGGATGTAACCCCTGATGAGTTAGAGGCTCTGTTCTTGTCGAGCAATCCTGCTATGACAACTGCACAGAAGCACGGATACTCTGCATTGTTTAACGACATTAAAAGACAGAAGCCTATGGGAGCAGATATAGCACAGGATGTGTTAGCTAAACTGTTCCAACAAGTTATTGGAGAAGACGTAGCCAATCTAGGCTTTGACTTTGTGAATGGAACACAGACTAGTATGAAACCATTACGTGACTTGCTAGAGAAATACAATGATGACTTCACTCCTGAAATGAAGATAGAATGGGATGATATATCATTTGATACTTTGATGGCTAAACAGAGTCAGCAAACAAGATGGTCATTCAATCTACCTGAACTAGCTAGGAAGGTTGAAGGTGTCAATGGTGGTTATCTCGTAGAGGTAGGTGCTAGACCTAATACAGGTAAGACTAGCTTCCATGCATCCCTACTCGTAGGAGACAATGGCTTTGCCAGACAAGGTGCTAATTGTGTAGTCTTGTGTAACGAAGAGTCTTATGATAGAGTAGGGTTTAGATATCTGACTGCTTCATCCAACATGGATAAGTATCAGATAAAAGATAATCCTTCTGAAGCTAGGAACAGATATAAAGTTGTATCTCCTAACCTAAAGATAAAAGACGTAACAGGAGAAGACATGACATGGGTAGAGAGTATGTGTAAGAGTGTGAAGCCTGATGTCGTAGTGATTGACATGGGAGATAAGTTTGCACGTACTGCAGGATATGCAAGACCTGACGAAGCATTAAAAGCAAATGCAATATATGCAAGACAGATTGCAAAACAATATGATTGTGTTATATTCTACATGTCACAACTTAATGCAGAAGCAGAGGGTAGACAGAGACTTAATCAGGCAATGATGGAAGGCTCACGTACAGGCAAGGCCGCAGAGGCAGACTTGATGATATTAATAGGACAACCTGCAAGTGTTGAAGGTGTTACTGACGAATCAACTATGAGACATTTGAATGTTGTTAAGAACAAAATTACAGGTTGGCATGGCATGATAAACTGCAACATCAACCCACACACAGCGAGGTATAGTGCATGAAATTAACATTAGACGTAGAAAATACAGTAACAAAAAGAGATGGGAAGATGTATCTTGACCCATACGAACCCACTAATAAATTAGTTATGGTAGGTTGTTTAACAGATACAGGTAATGAGTATCTATATAATATGGATATGGATGGAGAAGCATACGTTGGTGTGCAGGAGTTGCTTGACCAAGCTACTATACTCATAGGACATAACATAGCTTACGACTTGATGTGGCTATGGGAGTGTGGCTTCAGGTATGAAGGTCCTGTCTTTGACACCATGCTTACAGAGTATATATTACAACGAGGTATCAAAGAACCTTTGCACCTAAAAGATTGTGCATTGAGGTATGACTTAGATACTAAGAAAGAAGATACCTTGAAGGAATACTTTGCAAAGGGTTATGCCACAGATGAGATACCTAGGCATGAATTGTCACAGTATTTATCAGCAGACTTAAATGCTACACAGCAGTTGTCTGATGAGCAGAATAGAAAGCTAAACTCTGTTAAGTATGCTCACCTTATGGATACAGTTATACTTACAAATAAAGTATGTAGAACGTTAGCAAGAACACATAGGAATGGTTTTAAGGTAGACGAGCCTGTGTTAGAGTCTGTAAGAAAAGAGTTTGAGACAGAGAAGCAAGAGATAGAAAGCAGATTATCCATACAAGTAAAAAATCTTATGGGAGATATGCCTATCAATCTTAATAGTCCTGAACAGATGTCTTGGGTTATATATAGTAGAAAGCCTAAAGAGAAAGCTATGTGGGCAAATGAGTTTGTTCCTCACATGAGTAAGGAAGACTTTAGATATGCAGTTAAAGATAACTCTGACATTTTATTTAGAACAAAAGCTGTTATGTGTAAGATATGTAATGGCACAGGTAAAATAAGAAAGGTAAGAAAAAATGGTACACCTTATGCTAATACTAATAATTGTGTTAATTGCAATAGTCAGGGATATATCTTCAATCCAACTAATGTAGTGGCAGGACTGAAGTTTAATGCACCTAATGCCAAGTGGGTATCTGCCAATGGGTTTGGTGTATCCAAAGGTAATCTAGATATACTACAAGGTATGGCAAACAGAGCAGGTATGAAAGAAGCTAGTTACTTCTTACAAGACTTGAAGAGATTATCTGCATTAGATACTTATCTATCTTCTTTCGTGGAAGGTATCAAGTCTCATGTAAAGACTGATGGTATGTTACACGTAAGACTATTACAACATAGAACTGCGACAGGCAGATTTAGTGGAGCAGACCCAAACATGCAGAACATGCCTAGAGGTGGCACGTTCCCTGTTAAGAAGGTATTTGTTTCACGTTGGGAAGGTGGTAAAATTCTAGAAGCTGACTTTGCACAGTTAGAGTTTAGAACCGCTGCATATTTATCACAAGATGAGGTGGCTATAAATGAGATTAAGACAGGCTTTGACGTTCATGCTTATACAGCTAAAGTTATATCAGCTTCAGGTCAAAGTACGACTAGGCAAGAAGCTAAAGCACATACCTTTGCTCCGTTATATGGTGCGACAGGATTCGGTAGAACAAAAGCAGAAGCTAAATACTACCAAGACTTTACCAAAAAGTACAAAGGGGTCGCATCATGGCACTCCAGATTGGCTAAAGAGGCTTTAGAAAAGAGAAGTATTACTACACCATCAGGCAGAGAGTTTTCTTTTCCTGATGTAGAAAGAAGAATGAATGGTTCTGTATCACACTTTACTCAGATAAAGAATTATCCTGTGCAGAGTTTCGCAACTGCAGATATAGTACCTTTGATTCTTATACACATAGAAGAGAGATTAAGTTTACTACAATCTTGTATTGTTAACACAGTACATGATTCAATAGTGATTGATGTACATCCTGATGAGACTAACAAAGTTATTTTTATATTGGATAGCATCAACAAAGACATGAAAGCTATAATAAATCAACAGTTTAAAATAGACTTTAATGTACCTCTATTATTAGAGGCAAAAATAGGTAATAATTGGCTTGACACTAAAGACGTTAGCTGATATAACTATGAAACATTTTAACTTTAAAAGGAGATATATAATATGAGTGAAGCAAACCTAGTGACCATAGACACTAACAATTACGATTCTATGGCAAAGGCTATGGGTATAGCTAACGAAGCAAATGTGGCTGAGAAGAAAACTCCACAACTACCTAGATTTAAAATCAATCATGCACCTATTATAGATGATGATGAGATTATAGTTAAGGGTGGTACGTATAAATTAGATGTACCTGAAGGTCAGGTGTTGTATGGCAAGACTGCCACCATCAGACCTTTCATGCAGAGATATATGTACAAGAGATTTGTAAAGAATATGTCTGCAAAAAAAGGAGAACCTATGGGTACTTATCATAAGACAGTCATGGCTGACTCTCTTAATAAAGACCTGAAGGATAATCAAGGTGGATTCAACTGTGGTAAACCTGCAGGTTGGATACAGGACTTTGATGCTCTGCCTGATAAAACTAAAGACCTTATCAAGCAGATTAAACGTGTTCGTGTTGTGTTTGGATTAGTTGATTTACATAATGCTGTTGATGCTAATGGTAATGATGTTAAGTTTGAGACTACCCCATTCATATGGGAGATAGATAATAGAGAAGCATTTAAAACTATTGGTACTAACTTTACTAAACTTGCAAAGCAAAAGTGTTTGCCTGTTCAGCATAGTATTGCTCTAGCTACTGAGCCTAGAGAATTACCTAATGGTAGCAGATTCTATTTGCCTACTAGCACGTTGAACTTGTCTGAGAAGATTAACCTCTCCGATAAAGACCAAGTTATGTTTGGTGACTTCCTCTCTTGGGTAGAGAACTATAATCAATATATAGTGTCCGAGTGGAGTGAAAAGGCATCACAGAACTCTATTGATGATGATATGTCTAATGCTGTTAGTGATATCATTGATGCAGAGGATAACTTTATCGAAGTGGAAAATGCATAGTGCGAAGCAATAACCCCTTCAAGGTACATGGTATAAACTATCTGTCTCCTAGTAGCATTAATACGTACATTAATGATACACCTATGTGGGTGGCTAGATATTTGTTTGGTGTTAAATCATCAAGTGGTGCGAGTGCTGTTAGGGGTATTGCTACTGAGTTTGCATTAGCAAACAAGTATGAGAAGAAAGCACAAGCCTTTGACTTTAATCTTCTAGATGTAAAGTTCATGTCTCTGTGTGCTGAATCAAGTGTTGATTTAGGAGATGTGAAGACAGCTAGAGAGAAGAAGTTACTAAAAGGTTTTGGCACTGTCATTGATGAGAACTTTGACTATGATAATCTTGAGGCATACCAAGAGAAAGTCGAAGTTCAAATTGATGACTTGCCTGTTCCCATCATGGGGTATATAGACTTTAGATTTTCTGATAAGATAGTAGACCTGAAGACAACCACAAGGATGCCTAGCAAACCTACTGAAGCACAGAAAAGACAGATGGCTTTATACTCTATGGCATATCCTAAGAATAGTGTAGACTTATTCTTTGCTACTCCAAAAGAGTACAAGAAGTTTACCCTTAAAAACTTATCTGCATACAAAAAGCAACTTGTTAAAGTAGCTTTGGGTATACAAAAGTTTTTGTCTATCAGTGATGATAAACATGAGATAGCTTCTTTGATTTATCCTAACCTAGATTCATGGATGTGGTCAGGCATAAAAGAAGAAGCAAATAAAATATGGAGTGTAAAGTAATGACACAGAAAATGGAAGACCTGCAAAAGGATATTCAGAATATGGAGAAGGAATTAGCAGAAGCTAAGAAGACTCTCCGTGAAATGAGAACTAAAGGTTTGAGAGAAGCTATGGAAGCCAAGAAGATGGCAGACGAAGCTGTTAAAGAAGAGATGAAGGCTCTTGGTTACTCTCAAGATTCCTATGAGTTCAATCCATTTACAGGATGGCGAAGACTACTATAATGTCTCCTCATAAAGTCAGAAGAGATGCCATAAAGCATGGGTATAGGAGTGGATTAGAGTTTAAGATTTCTATGGCTCTTGATACTATAAATCATAATTACGATTATGAGAGTATTAAAATAGAGTGGGAAGATTTATCTTATCGCACCTATACCCCTGACTTTATATTAAACAATGGTATAATAATAGAAACAAAGGGAAGATTCCTAACAACGGATAGAAGAAAACACTTGTGCATTAAGAAGCAACACCCAAAGCTAGATATTAGATTTGTATTTACAAACAGTCGAAGTAAACTAAGCAAAGGTGCGAAATCTACATACGCAGAGTGGTGTATTAAACATGGATTCAGATACTACGATAGAATAATCCCTGAAGATTGGCTGAAAGAAAAGGGTAAAAATAAACACCCTAAGTTCATAAGATTTTCAACAAAAAAGATAAGGAGATAAATATGGATACACAAAATATAGAACCTACTGATTTTATGATAGTAGTTAGACCTCATCTTGATAAGAAGAATAAATGGACAGGAGAAGTTACTCTTAAGATGGTGGTTGATAAAGCTAATAGACTTGACGATGACGATTTCTATTCTATGATTTCTTTTACTAAGCAAATATGTGCATCTGTTCCTTTAATGGAAGAGAATAAAATATTTAGAGATGAAACAGAAAGATTAGCTGATAAATATTTATCGCATGATGACATGATTGATGGCATTGAAAGGTTGACTAAGACTAGAGAACGTGTTAATAATATAATACACGTAAATTTTAAACCAGAGGTATAATAAATGCTAAGACACATGGAGTATATGAAAATGAAAGAGAAACAAGCAATGCAACAGTCTGATAATCTTGATATGGTCAACCACCCACCTCATTATAACAAGGCAGGTATAGAAACAATAGAAGCTATCAAGGCTATGACAGATGGTGGGTTTGAATACTACCTACAAGGAAATATTATGAAGTACCTATGGAGATACAGGTACAAGAATGGTGCAGAGGATTTGAAGAAAGCACAATGGTATCTCGAAGAGTTAGTTAACGTGGTTGAAAGCAATGAGAGTTAAAATCATGATGACACTGCACATAGATGCAGAAGAGTATGCAGTACCTGCTGATGGCAGAGTAGATGAAGAAATGGAAGACTACATCAATGAGACTTTTCACGAGATAGAAGGAGTGAAAGTTAAGAGTATAAAAATAGTAACAGAGGAGACCTAAATGAGAAACTATTTACCGACTGATTATCAGAATTTTATTGCTCTTTCTAGATATGCAAGATGGAAAGAGGATGACCAACGCAGAGAGACTTGGGTTGAAACTGTGGATAGATACTTTGATTACATGAGTAATCATCTGAAGACTAAGCATAATTATGTAGTAACTAAAGCATTAAAAGAAAAGATAAGTGAATCAATAATGTCTTTAGGTGTCATGCCTAGTATGAGAGCCTTGATGACTGCAGGTGTAGCATTAGATAGATGTCACGTAGCAGGTTACAACTGTAGTTATATACCTGTAGATAGTCCACGTAGCTTTGATGAGTGTATGTATATACTTATGTGTGGCACAGGTGTAGGGTTCTCTGTTGAAAGAGAGAATGTAGACAAACTACCTATTGTTAACGAACATTTTGAGAAGTCATCTACTATAATAAAGGTAGGAGATAGCAGACCCGGATGGTCTAAAGCCTTACGTGAGTTGATTGCTATGTTATATGCAGGACAAATACCTACATGGGATGTGTCAGATGTGAGACCTGCAGGTGCTAGACTGAAAACCTTTGGTGGCAGAGCATCAGGACCTGCTCCATTAGTTGACCTGTTTAACTTCTGCATACAGAAGTTTGAAGGTGCTAAAGGTAGAAGACTATATCCTATTGAATGCCATGATTTAATGTGCAAGATAGGTGAGGTTGTAGTTGTTGGTGGTGTTAGACGTTCTGCTCTTATATCATTGTCTAACTTAGGGGATGACCAAATGAGACATGCTAAGTCAGGTCAATGGTGGGAGAATGAAGGACAGAGAGCATTAGCTAATAACTCTGTGGCATTCAAAGGTAAGCCTGAGATGGGTACATTCATGCGAGAGTGGACATCATTATATGAATCTAAGTCAGGAGAACGTGGTATCTTTAATCGTAAAGCAGCCAAGGTAAAAGC